GCTTATGCTGAGTTTATGACTATCGCCGCTGGAGCTTGTGGGGATATCGAGATAGCCACTAAGGATTTGAACCAGCGCGGATTTATTAGTATAACCGAAAGGGGAGAAACTAAGAATCCTTCATTTACGATTAAGACATCCGCACAAGGCGTAGCTCATAAATATCTAACAGCTATTGGACTAACACCAACAGCTATCGGTAAGTTAGTGCCGCCAAAGAAAAACGAGGATAGCGAGTTTGCCGAGTTTATTTAGCAATACAAATGCAACCGAAAGACTATATCGGGACGCTAAATGACTATGTAAAAGGCGTTCTAGCTGGTAAGATTCCAGCCTGTAAGTGGGTAAAATTAGCCTGTGAAAGACACAAGCGAGACTTAGCATCATCAATAACTAAGGGTTTTATCTATCGTTTTGATGAGGATTTAGCATCTAGACCTTGTAGATTTATTGAGAAATTACCCCATGTAAAAGGCAAATGGGCATCGCCAAACGCTAAGGGTAAAACTCAGTTAATAGAGTTAGAGCCTTGGCAGGTATTTATAGTTGGATCTATCTTCGGCTGGGTAAAGAAATCTAACGGAAAGCGCAGATTCCACAAGGCGCGGATTTACGTTCCGCGTAAGAATGGTAAATCAATTTTAGGCGCGGGTATCGGATTGTATATGGGCTTTGCAGACAAAGAAGCTGGGTCTGAAGTCTATTCTGGAGCGACTAGCGAGAAGCAGGCATGGGAAGTCTTTAGCCCCGCTAGACAGATGATGCTAAAGCGCGATGATATGGCTAAATTTCTAGGCGTATCCGTTAACGCTCAGTCGCTAGTTAGAGAAAACGATAACTCTAAATTTCTACCTATTATCGGTAAGCCTGGAGACGGTAGCTCACCTCATTGTGCGATCATCGATGAGTATCACGAGCATAAAACTAGCGAGTTAATTGATACGATGGAGACTGGAATGGGTGCGCGTGACCAGCCGTTATCGTTAGTAATCTCAACTGCGGGTTCAAATATCTCTAGCCCATGCCGAGAGGATTGGAAAGGATGCGAACGTATACTAGAGAATACGGGCGGCTTCGAGGATGATACTACGTTTTGTATTATATATGCTATCGACGGCGATGATAGATGGGATAGCGAGGAATCACTAATCAAAGCTAATCCTAACTGGGGTATATCAATTAACGCCGAGCGGATGTTAGCTGAGTTAAGGGTAGCGCAACAGACGGCTAGAAAACAGGGGGCTTTTAAGACTAAATACTTAAATCAATGGGTAACTGCTAAGGAGGGTTTCTTCAATGTAACCGAATGGGAGCTACTAAAGCGCGATATTAAGCGAGAGGATTATAAGGAATACCCCTGTTATCTAGCTGGTGACCTATCATCCAAGCACGATTTAACTGTTTTAATGCAGTTATTCGTTTTGCCAAATCATAAATTTGCGGTATTTGGTTCGTATTGGATAACCGAAGCGGCACTAGATCGACCAGAAAACCAGCATTATCGTAACTGGCATATACAGCAAAAGTTAAAAATAGCTGGTGAAGATGTAATCGACTTGGAAGAATTTAAGGATGAAGCTATAAAACTATGCGCGGATTACCAAGTTGAGGAAATGCCGTCCGATCCTAACCGCGCATGGGGCGTATTCCCAGCATTGCAACGCGAGGGAGTTCCAGTAGTTGAGTATCGCAATACGGTTCTAACAATGAGCGAGCCAATGAAACAGTTAGACGCCTTGATTCGTTCTGGTTCAATTATCCACGATGGAGACCCTATATTAACATGGGCGATAACTAATACTTGCGGCAAGTATGATGCAAAGGATAACGTATATCCGCGAAAAGAGGGAGAGGCTAACAAAATTGACCCAGTAGTTAGCTTAATTTTTACGATTGGAAGGGCAATGACCCGCGATGATACGATGAATAATGTTCCGTATTTTGCCTTCTAACAAAAAAAGTGACAAATTTTGCTTGCATAGTTGTTAGAAATTGTCGTTAATACCCGCGTGTTTAGTAGTTCGGTTCGTAGTCAAGTCGGCATGGGTGAGCGTTTTCGTTCTTTTTTTAAAGGCGGAAATGCCTCCATGTCCGATGACGGCAGAGAAAAAAGATCAGATATTATCAACCTAGGCGGCATGGCTAACCCATCGCAGACGTTGATTAGTGTCTTAGGCGGATCATCTAAAAGCGGCGCACCAGTTAACGAGCATACCGCATTAGGAGTATCTGCTGTTTATGCTTGCGTATCATTGCTTTCGGACATGGTCGCTAAACTACCTATTGAGCTTTTTCAAAAGACACCAGATGGTCCGAAAGAGATTAAAGATAACTCAGGACAAATCGCACTATCGACAGTTCCAAGCGGGTTACATACTAGCTTTGAGTTACGGCAGTTAATGATGACTGGTAAAGGTCTAGGCGGCAATGGATACGCTAGAGTATTTCGCGATTCGTTCGGCGATGTTATTACTATTGAATGGCTAAAGCCGTGCGATGTAACCCCTAGAATGTGGCGCAAATCTAACGGACAATGCGAAGTAGTTTATAAGGTAGAGGGCTTTAATGAGCTATTAACTACCTATGATATTATTCATATTAGGGAGCTTTCTAGGGATGGGATTACTGGTATCTCCCCTATTACATTATTGCGCGAAAGTATCGGAACGGCGATTAGTCAAACAGAAGCTGCGGGTAGCTTAATGAAAAACGGAACACAGTTTCCTGGTTACCTAACAACTACCAACACGTTAAAGCCAGATCAGTTAGAAGATGCTAGACGCGAGTTTAACGCTAAGTATTCTGGATCTGCCAAAGCTGGTAGTATTCCAGTATTAAACGGAATGTTTGACTTCAAAGCTACTAACGGAATGAGTATGAGCGATGCTCAGTTTATCGAATCTCGCCGTTTTGAGTTACAAGAAATTGCTCGTCATTATAAAATACCATCGTTCTTGATTGGAGATACTACGGCATCAACGACATGGGGAACTGGTATCGAACAACAGACGCTTGGCTTCTTGAATTTCTCATTAGATCCACATCTTAAATCGTTTGAAGAGGCGTTAAATCGCACGCTTTTAACGACAGAACAAGTTAGAGAAGGCTATTATTTCCGCTTTGATCGTGACGAATTAGCGGGAGTTAGCCGTAACGATACAGCGCAATACTTCCAGACAATGCGTAATATCGGCGTTTATTCCGTAAATGACATTCGCGCAAAGTTAGATGAGCCAAAGATTTCCAAGGAAGATGGCGGCGATGATTACGGGAAACCTTTAAATGCCAACGCTAGTTCTACTAAAGTAGTAACGAATGAATCAGAAGATGAACTAGAGGAAGAAGTCGAAGAGGAATTAGAAACAGTTTAAGAATATGGCAAACGAAATTTCAAAAACAGTTAGAATGAGCGCAAACAAAACTGGCGCATCAGTTAGTTACTCAACAACTACTAGCGAAGATATGACTGGAGATGATATGATTTCTAGCGTTCAGTCTATCGCAACGTCAGCCGAAACGGTTAATTTCGGCGAAATAACAGGCGCACCAGGATTGGTTATCATCAAGAATTTAGATTCAACGAATTACGTTGAGTTTGGTGGTGATTCTGGTCTAACAGTATTTAAACTTAAATTGCTAGCGGGTAAGGATATGCTTATTCGTCCACAATCGGCAACGCTTTACGCACAAGCCAATACCGCAGCAGTTAAAATCCAAGTAATAGCAACAGAAGCATAATGAAACATAATCTTATCTCACTAATTGACGGACAACGCGAAACACGTTTGCTAAGTAATCCTATCGAACTTCGTATGAGCGAAGAGGATGAAGGCAAATCTAAGCGTGTTTTTGGATACGCCGCAAAATTTGAAACTGAATCTAACAATCTAGGCTCTAGCAACTATCAGTTTTACGAAACGATAGCACGAGGAGCATTTGATGGCGTATTGAACGATGACGTTCGTGCGTTGTTTAATCACGAGCCAGACAATATCTTAGCACGTTCTAAAAACGGCGAAGGAACACTTAGAATCGGAGTTGATAATGTCGGTCTATTCTATGAATTTGAAGCTCCAGATACCCAAGCAGGACGCGATCTAATGGTATCGTTAGAACGTGGTGATATCGATCAAAGCTCCTTTAGTTTCTCAGTATCTCGCGAGGACGGCGGACAAACGATGATGGAAACCGAAGAGAATGGCGTAACAGTTATTAGACGAACGATCAATAAAGTATCACGTCTATATGATGTTGCACCCGTTACATACCCAGCTTATGAGGATACCGAAGTAGCTGCTAGATCGCTACAATCACTCGCACAAGAATTTCACAAGGAAGAAGATCATCAAGATCCTATCCCTACAGAAAACCTCTCTATCGCACACAGGCAGCGTGCTTTGGAGCTAATCGACAAGTCTGCCATTTAACACAAAAAACAAATAAATATGAAGCTAAAATTGCTCCAAGAAACTCGTGGCGGACTTGTCAAACAGGCTCGCGAAATCCTTAACCTTGCTGGCACGGAAAACCGCGCTCTGTCTGGTGAAGAAACTCAAAAACTCCAATCCCTCGAAGGAGAGATCGATGGTCTTACTGCTACTATTGATGCCGAAATGCGTCAAATGGCTCGTGAGTCTAAACTCGCTCCTGAGCTTTCCAAAAAAGAAAGCAACGATGTTGCTAAGTTCACGCTTGGTAAAGTTGTTCGTCACCTTGATCGCGTCTATCGTGGTCAACCTTCACAGATCGACGGTATCGAAGCTGAGATGATTCAAGAAGGCGAAAAAGAAGCTCGTCAAGCTGGTCTTAATTCTAACGGAATCGCTATTCCTTCCATGCTGCTCAAAGAGCAACGTGCTAATCTTAGCGTTACTGGCGGAACTACCGATCAATACGGCGGTGCGCTTGTAGCAACCGAAAAACGCGGATTGCTTGGTGACTTCTACAATAGCTCAGTTCTTGAAGCTGCTGGTGCAATGGTCTTCACTGGTCTTGTTAACAACCTCGATATCCCTCGTTACGTTCAAGGCAGCGCACCTGCTAAGAAAACCGAGAACGAAGCCGCTGGCGACGTTGCAGGAACCTTCACCGACCTTAACTTGACACCAAAACGTCTTGCAGGTTACGCAGTTATCTCCGACCAGTTGCTTGCACAGAGCGATCAAAATATCGCTCAGTTCGTTTCTAACGAAATCGGCAACGCTATGGCGGCAGTTAAAGAGAAAGCGTTCTTCCACGGCACAGGCACTAGCGAACCAACTGGTATCGCTGGAACTTCTGGCATTGGTTCAGTAGTTGGCGGAACTAACGGTGCAGCTCCAGATTGGTCTGATATCGTAGACCTTGAAACCGAAGTTGCAATCGACAACGCCCTTGAGGGTAATGTCCGTTACTTCACCAACGCCAAAGTTCGCGGCAAACTGAAGAAAACCCTCAACACCTCTTCGACGGATTCCGTCAAGGTTTGGGATGTTCGCACTCCAGAAGCACCGCTTAACGGCTACGCTGCAAGCGTTACTAACGCGATCAGTTCAACCCTTACCAAAGGATCTTCTAGCGTTGCATCTGCTATCTTCTTCGGAAATGCAGCAGACTTCGTTGTCGGTTACTGGGGCGGTATCCAACTTGAGATGGTTCGCGATTCGACCGACGCAAAAGCAGGTCAACGCCACCTCGTAGCTAACACCTACTACGACGCAGGTGTTCGCCGCGCTCAATCGTTCAGCGCAATGCTCGACGCATTGACTGCATAAAACTAACAGTTAGGCGGGTGTAGATTGGCTCACCCGCCTAGCTAACTTTAGATGAACCTTACCGATTATATAGACCGTCATGCAGGTGAAACCGCCTGGTTATTCGGTAAGGGGCAATCTTTTACGGGATTTGATTTTAAGACAGCAGGAAAACTAAGATTAGCTATTAACGATGTTATCGCTCATGTTCCAGATTGCTTGTATGGATTCGCCAATGATGGCGTATCTAAGTGGAAAGACGCATACAAAACGGGACAAGTCTTATTTCAGCCTGTTAGATGCTTACATGAATACGATAGCACGGTCGAAGGATCAATCGATTGCGAAGTTGTTACCTTTAAAGACGATAGCGAAGATGAGAGGCTTAAACTTAGCAAATCTGAATTGGCTAAATGCCTATCTATTCGCCGTGGGACACTTGGTAGCGCATTGCAAATCCTATATATTATGGGCGTTCGCTCAGTCTATATGGTCGGATTTGATGGCGGTAATCATCATGCTGAAGGCTACGAATGGAAAACTAGACTTAGACACGATCACTACAAAGACTATAACGCAATAAGAAGCGCAGCTATCGACGCTGCATATATAATGGGAATATCCCTAAAATTTCATAATACACCAAATCATATGCAAACAAATGGAAGAGTATTCGTAAAGATGTTAAGAAACTGCTTTGCACAAGCGCAACCTTATAGAGAGGGGGAGATTGTATCTTTCGCTCCGCATATTGCTAATGAGCTTATCGCTTGTAGAACCGCTGAGTTATTTGCGCCAGAAAAGGCAGAACCAATTAAAGTAGAAACCGCAGAGGCGGTAATGCCAACTAAAGAAGTAGCGGCTATTACAAGAAAACCTAAAAAAGGACGTAAATAATGCGACCGAACTATTCGTCCGATGATTACGAGTATCTATCTGATTTAATACCAGTTGCTAGGGAATATATTGATAGTTTAACCTGTCGTAGTTCAGCAGCTACTGGATGGCTTTTAATAGCCGAAACGTGGCAAGATTTATTTAACGATACCCACGCTAACCACGCGGAGTATATCGATCCTATCTATGGTTTAATCAATAGAGCTAAACCTCTAACTATTCCGCTTTATCGTTATCCATTATCTAGCGTTCAAAGCGTTAAGTATTACCCAGCAAATGGGGGAGCATTAACTACGCTATCAACCAACGAGTATCGCGTTATTACTACCTTGGATGTTGGGGTTATTCAACTTATCAATCCAGAGCCAGCACTAGCAGATCGTCCAGACGCTATACAGATTACTTTTACAGCGGGTTCATTACCAGCTAGTGCGGTTAATCGCCACGCTATCAAGATGTTCGTATGTCATTTATATGAGCAACGTGCGCCTATTTCTTGTGGTTCAAAGGGTAAGGAAATACAACGGGCGGAAAGGTAGAGGCGTGGGCAACTTTGAAACAATTATGGGCGGAACAACTCAACCAGAAGCAGATTGAATCAACCTTGGGCGGATCTGAGAGAAACGTAGAGGATGTGCATTTTAGGGTTAGATACTATCCTAGTTTAGCTAGCGGAATTAACCGCGTAACCTATAATAGTAGGACGTTCGATATCGTCGGAATTACCGAGGAAGGAATTAGAACTAGCTTAATACTATCATGCCGTTCGGTAGGAGGGTTAGAATTATGATGATAGAATTTAAAATGAGCGGGTTTGATCAATTGGAAAAATCACTTTCCAAGCTACCTAAAGAGTTTCGCGATAGTGTAGAAAGAACAGCGTTAAGGGTAGCGGCTAAAGCTATCGAAAAACGGGCTAAAGCTGGCGCACCCGTTGGTAGTGGTTTGCTTAAAAAATCTATTGGAGTTACAGTTAAGAAAAACAAATCTGGTAAAAACTCTGGTAGCTTAAGCGCAAGGGTAGGAGCTAGAACTGGATACGCTGAAACTCAAATGGTTAATGGTAAAAGCGTTAAAAAAGATCCAGTAAAATACGCTGGAATAGTCGAATACGGGACTGCAAAAATGCCAGCCAGACCATTTATTAGAAACGCTGTTGAATCCTCTAGGTCAGAGGTAATGGAATTACTATCTAAAGGCTATAATCAAGGATTAGCCAGAGTCGCTAAAAAGATCAAAAAGCTATGAGTTATCAATCAGATTTATATACGGCTCTAACAGGTAACGCACCATTGGCGGCGGTAGTAGGAACGCGAATCTATCCAGATATCGCAGATCAGTCGGCGACCGCGCCTTATATTGTCTACTATATTTCATCAACTAGGGGCGAAACAAGCCACGATGGGGAGAGAACTATTGAGTTTCCTCAGATTACTCTAACAGTATGGGCTAAGACAAAAGCCCAAGCAATTTCAACCTCCGTTCTAATAGATACAATTTTAGACGGAAATACGCTTGCGGGTTCGTCAGATTTAAGTATGATCTTTTCTAACAGATCAGGGACATATGACCCATCGGCAAAACTTTTCGGGGAGATTCTCGAATATTCAGCATCAGCAAACATCAACTAATAAAATAATATGGCTAAAATTAAATCATACGGCGTGGCGGTTACTGTCGCGACCAACGCAATCGGCGGTCTAACGGACGTATCACCAGGAGGCACAGAAGTTAACTTCGTAGATATCACAACTCACGATAGCTCTGGTGGCTGGAAAGAGTTTGTAGGAGGTCTTAAAGACGGCGGCACACTTGAACTAACTGGCGCATATGATGCGGCAAACGTAGGACAAGATTATCTTAGAGCTAACCCAGGCGCATCTGGTGCTTGTGTCGTTACCTTTTCGGACGCATCTACCTGCTCATTTACTGGTATTATTGGCGGCTTTGCAACTAGCGCACCTCTCGATGATAAAGTAGAATTTACCTGCTCTATCAAAATTACTGGCGCAGTTACTTACGCTTAATCCTTAACTAACCATGAAGCATAAAGTAATTATAGCTGGATCAGAAGTTGAACTTGAGTGGACTCAAGGAACGCAACGTCAGCTAGAATATAGGATGTCAGAAATCGGTGGTGCGCCAACAACCGCGCAACTCCGTAATGCCAAGACATCCGTATCTGCATGGTTTAAAATATTGTGGGGCTTGTTACCTAAATCGGAGATTAGCAAATATCCAGATCCAGAGGCACTATTCATATCAGTTGATCAAGAGACTGAGGGTGAAGGTATATTGAACGCACTAATTGCGATCAATAAGGAATCGACACAAGTTGAAACCCCACAAAAAAAAAGGAGCGCGAGGAAATAGCGTTTGCTCGAATAGAGCTTGGCATTGAAGAAGATGAATGGAACGCCACAAATCCAAATCAATGCCAAGCCTACCTCGAAGCATGGGAGACAAAGCAAAAAAGAGAAGAGTTTAGATTAGCTAGATTGAGTTTGACGATAGCAACATCGGCAGGTTCAAAGAAAAAGGGAGGGGGAGAACTAACAATTTATGACTTCCTTCCAGAATACGCAAAACCTAAAAGAAAATCAGACCCAGAAGCTAGAGAGAATAGATTAAAGGCTTTCCTAAAAGCGGCGGCAGAAAGATCAAAAGAAAAAGAATTAAATGGCTAGCGCAAAAAACATCGGTAACTTATACGCTGAATTATCCGTTAAGGACAAGATGACTATGGGCTTAAATAAAGCCAAGAAGTCGCTAAATTCATTTTCTAAGAAGTCATCTAAATTAGCTTTAAGTGGTAGTAAATACGCAGCGGCTGGGATAGCCGTAACTGGTGCGGCTTTAATAGCAGGAACTAAAGGCGCGATTAGCATGGTTGATGCTATCGGCGATATGTCCGCTCAAACGGGTGTAGGTGTAGCCGCGTTAATGAAGCTGCAACAGGCTTATAAAGACGGAGGCGGAAACGCAGAGGACGCTGGTAAGGATATCGCTAGGATGCAAAAGACTATCGCTAACAGCAAGTTAGGCGGTGATAATCCATTTGCAGAAATGGGACTAAGTTTAACAGACTTAGCGAAAATGTCACCAGAAGAGCAATTTAAAGCTATTGGGGACGCTATAATGAAGATCGAAAACCCAACCAGGCGTAACGCTTTGGCTATGGAAGTTTTCGGTAAGAGCGGATCTAAACTGGTTACGGTATTCGCTGGAATGGAGGAATCGGCTACTAAGTTAGGTAAGATGCCAGAGCTAGCCGCTAAATTCGCAGCGGCAATGGACGAAGCTAACGATATCTTCGGTCGATTAAATACCAAAAAAGATCAGTTTTTCGTAGGTTTCGCATCGGGTATTATTGGCGAGTTGTTACCTAATCTCCAGAAAGTTGATGGTTATGATTTTACTGAGTTAGGTAGTAATCTAGGTAGAAACATCGCCATTGGATTTAGAGGTCTAACAGATGGGACATTGCTAGATATAGCTGGTCTAAAATTTACTGCGTGGACATTGGATTTAGGAGTAGGAATACTTAATATGCTAAATGGTCTAGTTTCTCCTATCGTTGCATTTATTGGCGCAGCGTTTGAGACCTTAAAAAACAAAGCATCAAATGCATACGCAGATATTAAATTCGGCTTATTTGGAGATACTGAGGCGCACGACAAACAGATAGACAGTAGAGATCAACAGAGATCATTCCAAGATGCTTTTAATGACCGCGATATGAGCAATGTCCCAATCGTTAACAAGATTGGCAATGAGATGAGGGCAGAAGCAGATCGCCTGTATAACGAGTTAGCTAAGGGTGTAGAGGGCGGATTATCAGAAGCAGCTAACATCGGAGCGGAAGTAGCTAAAACTAGCGAAGATGTCGAATCACCCACCGAAAAAACAGAAGAAGCTAAATCTAACGCTGAATATATCAAATCCGAAGTCAACTCAATGCAAGCTAGAGGGCTTGGAATGGGACGTGAAAACGTAGCTAGTAAAGTAGATGAGCAGATAGCTAGTCTAAAACAAATTGTCAAACTTCTAACAGAGCGGAACAAAATGGAACTATCCGCAATAATGTAATATATGGCAGCCGAATCAATATACGCTAAGAGAAAATACGGATTTCCGTTAATTAAACCTGGTGAAAAGGGAACAACTACAAGTATTGAATATGTAGACGTAACGGCTACGTTAGAATCCGCCAAGCCCGATATCGGTGATACATGGGGTGATTACTTAGGTGCAGTTACCAGTTCATATATCGAAGAATTAGAGAATACGGGAAAATCAACTTTATTCGTAGATGTAACTTATGAGTTTCAAGCTGGCGAAAATGGCGAGGATATAGGAACATTAGAAACCGTTGTATATGAAATCGAATGGGTAATGTTTCAGCGTTCATTATTCGAACATCCTAGATTCGAGCCATTAACAACTCGTGATATTGTAGATATTCAAAAATGGAGAGACGAAATTAACCCTACATATCGCTCTGCATTTCAATACGAGGATAAAACCCAAGATCCGCCGTATATCGAGTTATCGGCATTAGCTAGGCTATTCGCTAGGGGTGTTTTACTTGGTCAAGAAAGCTACGAAGATTATTCACCAGTTATTAGAAAGACTTCTACCTATGTTAACGGATTACCGCCGCTATCT